TAGGAATATTTCTTGCGGGATCTAAATATAAATCAGCAATATCCTTACCGATTTTATCATTTATCGTAAATTCACTCAGCCCACGCAAGGCTTCTTTATATGTTGGCCCGTCTTTGTCTTTATATGCGTTAAGCAATTCAAAAATCTTCTCGTCAGTTATATTGGGTGATTTTTTTGGAACTCTAGCTATAACGTCAAACAAAGGCTTTTTAGAAATCTCATAGTCCTGTATGTATAGGTTTTTATTTCTATAAGAAAATCTATCGCCAATACCGCTTTTATATCCACCAGAAGCCTGTTTCGTGGCACCAAGCTTAGAATAAGTTTTGAATCTTTGGAAAGCTGTAGAGGCGTCAGTTTTTTCAGGCGAAAGTAATTCTTCTTTAGTCCAGTCTTTGGCATCTAACGCTTTCCGGTCAGAAATACTTTTTGCTTGAGCGTTCCTTTGCTCTTCAGCCGCGCTAGCAGCAGGAATAGCCTGAGCCTGTAACTCCATTTGTTTTTTGTTGGCCTCCATCGCGGCATTATTAATGGCTTCAGAAATCACCAAATCTAAAAGCCTATCAGATATACTCGCATCTTCTGCTGCCGAAACACTATATCCAGAAGTGTTTGAATCTGAAGAATTGACCCCAAACATCGACATGAATTGCCTAAAGAGCGGCATCTTTTGTATTTTTCGCACCTGATTATCGTTTTGAATATTGGATAAATCAAGATCTTTAGCTCTTGTGGTCGCATAATCAGTTCCGATAATCTGAGTATCAGAACCCAAAATATTTTCAAATACCCCAAGGAAAGCCGCCTCAGTAGTGGCACCTATTCCCGTTCCGAATATTCCCGCTCCAAATTGATCAGCAGATCCTCCCTGCTCTATATATCTAAAGATGCCACCGGTTTTAGTCATGCGAGTAACAACCTCCTTCTGTCCTAGTTGAGTTAATTGCTTGCCCTCCCTAGACATAACGCCCGGATTTTTTCTAACAAATTCTCTAAGCTCATTCACCCTAGCGGCAACTTTTGGATTTTGACTAACCAAATTTAGCATATTAGAAGCCTGCTTGCCCTCCATATACTCATTATATCTTTCTTGATTAAGGGTTCCGTCATCATTCATAAATCCAGCAATAGCTATCTCACTAACAGAATCTAATATTGGCTTCATTACAGATGAAAGAACACCTCCACCAATCGCTCCTTTGGATTTGTTGAATTGATCAAGGCCCCTATAAGTGAGTAGTTCCATCACTGCCAACATTTTTGAAGGGTTCCCGCCTTTGAGTGGAATCTTGAAGGGTTTAAGCATGTCCACAGACTCAGCCTTGAGCTGCTTTGCGCCATAAGCGCCCGCCGCACCCAGATCTTTAAGGGGTGAATTAAAGGTCTCTGCAACAGATCTTCCAGCGGACCCAAGACTCTTTAATATACCATCTTTGGTAAGATTTCCGCTTTCAACAAGGCTTGCGGCGCCGCCAGCCTCTGGACCCAGAGCCTTTAAATAAGCCACGACCTCTTGCGACGTATTAGCACCACTCAAACCTCTAGCAATCGCCTCTGGTTTAGACAACCCCTGCAAACTAACCAAGGCGTCATCTATTGACGGCCTGTGTAAAAACCTTACACCGTCTCTACTATCCATGAGAGAACCGTCCATAAGTCTATAAAAAGCTCCACCTTTTTCAAAATGTTTCGGCTGAAATTTTACTGAGGTCTGCGCCTGCATTAACTTCTGAAGCTGAAGAAATTTTCTTGGATCGTTTTTAGATAATTTTAACATTGCTGGAGCAAGTTTTTCACCATGAAGCTTAATGCTTCCAAGCGGTGCTGAAGATCCTGACGCGATAAGACCCTGAGCAACGTTGAATTCTTCTAAAAACTTTGAAGCTATCAACTCTGGACTATCCTTACGTATAAAAGGGGTAAATGCTCCACCAATCGGGTTTTTAGTAGAAAACAGTCCAGATTTGACCATAGTTCTAACGCCCTGTATGGGAACACCCATCTTCTTCGAGATCATACCGAGAACGTCTGGTGTTATTTTGTGTCCGGCATCTTCTAGCAAAGATGTTAGGTGGCTAACGGAGTGAAGCTTCTCATGCATTAAAGCAGCTGCTGGATCTCGCGAAGTTGGGCTAATAGTAATAGATCTCTTGCTCGCTTCATATATCCCACCTGTGTTTTTAGATCTACCCACCAGAGGAGCAGTAGTAGTTCGCTGATTCACGACATTTACAAAATCATCAATCATTTTAATGGCGCCAGCATCAATGTCAGACTTTGCAAATTTTACAGCTAGCTGAGTTTGTAGCGGCTTCATTGTTTGCTGTAAGGATTGCGCGCCACCAGAGAATTTGCTCATGAGACCCATGATTGCTTGCGACGTGGCCTGCTTCGTTTCCCCCCATGTCAGTTCTTGCAATGTGCCCCTATTACCTTCCGCCAAGGCTTCCATGAATCTTTTTTGTAAAAGTTCACCAGCGAGCAAACCTCTATTAAGAGACTGTCCAGCAGTAAGGGTGTCGCCCATAGCTTTTGCTCCGGTGGCTTTTCCTATAGTTCTTCCAAGTATACCAAAAGCAAACTGCTCTATCGCTCCATACATTTTGTCTCCGGCTGGGTCGCCCTCAGTCAGAGATCTAGCACTGAATAAAACAGAGTTTAATAAGTTGCCAATAACAGGCACGGCGTATCCAGCAACATTCTGCACTTGCGTCGTTGTATCCGCAGCGCTATAAATTTGTGCGTTTTCATCATTTAGTGCTCGCAAGTAGTTATCTAATAATTTTGCGCCAGACATTCCCTTCTTTGAAAAGAAATCTCTAAGATCTGGCGGCAAATCTTTTAATGTCACCGGACCTTCACTACCTTCGTTAAAGTATTGAGAAAGAGAGCTTCCGCCCCCACCCTTGGTCATGCCCGGCCCAGAAACAAAACCTTTTCCCTTGTTCATGTTGTCAAGAGTTTGGGTTCCGTATTTGTCTACGGCGCTCTTTCGTAAAACATACTCGCCCTCAGAAAGCATGGCCGGAATGGTGTCAGTACCTTTAGGCTTGAATATAGAACCTATCGCCCCACCGGTCGCACGATAAACCGCCCCACCTTTAGAGAAGCCACCAGCAATAGCGGGGTTATTAGCAGCAACCATAATATCTGCAAGTTTATCTATTTTTTCTGCAAGTGATAAATTGGCCTGTATTAATTTTTCTTCAGACGTAATAGTGCTGGCTAAAGCCTGCTTAAATGCAGGATTGATGAACGGGTCTCTAAACACGTCTCTAGCAATAAGTTCGTCTGCTAGCTGTTTTCCGCTCTTCCCAAAAGCGACTGGTATTTCATCGCCAAGACTTCTAAGAAAAGTAACAATTTGTTTCTGATCTTCTGGCGCAAAGCCCTGAAGTGTTCCCGTTTGAATTGCCCTAGTAGCCATTGCCTGATTTCTGTAAAGATTTTGCCTACCTTCCGCTCCTCCGGTTACAGCCTCTTCTAGTACACCTAGCAATGTTTCTCTTTTAGATCTCTCTTTATCAATAAGTTGAGAGTTTCTATCCATAGCATTAAACAGCATATCTATGCCAGTCGTGCTTGTTCTAAGCCTTTCTAGCTCTTTATTAACTCCCTCAAGTCTCATTTGAGTTTTAGCTAATTCTTCGGCAGTCTTTCTTTGTTCCTCTTGCGTTCTTTGCTGATTTAGTTTTGCGGTTAAATCATCTCTTCTGCTTTCAAGAAATCTTCTAGCCGCACCTAGAGCCTGAACATTTCCAGCAAAATTAGGGTCTAGTCCACGAGTTCTCAGATTTGCTCTGGCCTCGGCCTGCTCTCTAATAAACCTAGACCTACCAATATCTGGCGCAATGTCAACACCGCGATCTCTAGCAAGTTGTTGCGTTACTCGATTTCTAATGTCGTCAAACTGATCTAACGCATCAACAAACCTTTCTCTAGCTTTTACTTCCCTGTCTTGCTTTTCTATTAAGTTGTCAAGATATTTATTATAATTATCTAAAAACTTTTCACTCTTCTCGGTTGCTGCTTTAACTACTCCATCAACTTGCTGTTGAGCACCCTCAAACAATTTAGCAAATAACTGAGAAAACTCTTGTGGGTCAAGACCATCTGCGGCGACGTTTACTATTTCATTAACTAGCGCCTCTAGCTGATCAGGAGAAATCAGCTTGTCTATTCCTAACTGGATCAGTAGATTTTTTGCGTCTATCTTATTATTTGTACCAGTAAATTCCTTACCTACAAGGACTTTTTGCGCGTTCTGTAATATCTCCACAACCCGTAACGCTTCTCTGCCAGCACTAGTTACACGGGCATCTTGTGCTCCAGCTAAGATCCTAGCTAATTCAGACGCAAACCTTGCCGGATTAGCTATTTTAGATATGTCAGATTCAGTAAGTTTTACAACATTACCCCTGACTAAACCCCCACTCCTAGCGGTTTTTAGATTATCAAACAGCTGCCCCTGCAAGTCTAGATCTTGAATTTCTTCCTGAAAACTCTGCATAACTCTAGCTGTTTGCATTACTTTAGCAGCATATTGCTGTTGCGCTCGCAGCGCAGCTATTCTTGACCGATTCTCCGCTATTACTACCTTGTTGGCTGTCTCAGTATTATTGGCTAATTGTGCTATTCCCGGACTAAGAGCTGAAATTTGAGAATTTAAGTTGGAAATAAGACCATTATATATTTCTAATTGAGATATTTCTGTTTTGGTTGCCGTACCCTCATCAACCTTTGCTTTCAGGTTTTCTTGTTTTATTTTAGCATCTAGCAGTTCTAATTGTAAGTTGGCCTTTTTAGCTTTATACTCTTCCACTTGGGCTATCTTGGCTTGAACTAGCGCTCGTTCATATTCAGTTGTGGGTTTAGCTATGCCACTAAACAATTCTCTAATTCTTTGTCCAGATATTGTTTGACCTTGCGCGAACGCATCTTTCTGGGCAATATCTAATGTCTGAAGTGTTTCATTTACGGCAAAACTTAATTGCTCTAATGCTTGCTGTAGATTTTGCTGTGCCTTTTGAAAACCCTGCTGATCAAGCTCGGTGAATCCACCCTCGCTTACAATCTTTCCAGCCTCTAGGTCATCAAGTCCGAAAGCTCTATCAGACAAATTTGAAGAAGCCAAGAATTGCTGTAGTATTAAAGACGAGTTTTGGGCCTGTTGTCTTGCGAGGGTCGTTAATCCCGATTCGCCCACAGCACTTATTCTAGCCGAAGCTAACGCTCCTCCCTGTAAGCCCTGAGAAGCAAAATTACTAAACTGTTCTTTAAGACTGTTACTAGCGCTAATAACGGACTCATAAGAATCATAAAGATTGTTTAATACTGTTATTTGTCTAGCAAGTGCTTGGTCTCGCTGTCTTAATATCTGCTGCTCTTTTTCGCCAAACAGATAGTCGGCAAGCTTGCTACCAGCAGCGTAACCAGCAGCACCTCCACCAATGCCGCCCGCAACCGAGCCAGCTCCAAATGTTGCTCCACCCGCCAAGGCTGCTCCGCCAAGTGTTCCAGCAGTGCTCAGTACACCTATGATCCCCTGACGCATATATGAAATAGTGGATTCGGCAGATTTTGCCTGTAAGTCTACAATACTTTCAGCCTGCTGTATGGCGCTGGATCTACCGGATGTTGTAGATTTTCCAGATTCAAACTCTTGGTTTTGTGCGTCGGCAGCGCTCTTGGCGGCATCGGCTAGGTTTTTTAATTGCGTTTTTAAATAATCAAAATATATAAATGTTCCAGCAACAGTAAGTATTGTTGTAGCAAGGCCCAAAAGTCCAAGCCTTACTTTTGTTATACTTTTGAAAAAATTCCCTAGTCTCGCGAAAAGTCCGGTTCCGGCAGCTGATCCGGCAGCTGATCCAGTGACTGATCCAGCGGCACTAGCGCCAGAAGAGGCTACCCCAGCCTTGTTTGCTCGTATTTTATCATATTCGCTAGCAGCCGCCGCCTTGTTTGCAATAGTCTCTTCATTTTCTGATTTTTTATTAAGTTGAAATAATAAGAGCGTACTAGTAAGAATATCGACAAATGTTCCAAGCGCAGCGGTAAGGACAGTATAGCGACCAATAACCTCAGTGACGGTTTTTGATTGGGCATCCTCAAGCTCAAGAAATTGTGTTGCAACAGTCGAAACTGCTCCTGCCAAAAATATCATACTTTGTGAAGCCTGAGCAACACCCTGAATACCCTGAAGCGTTCCGCCAGCCGAGGCTCTACCACCTTCGTTGAAGCCTTGAACAATGCCTCCGCTCGCATAGCCGCGAACACCATGCTTATTCATTCTGTTTAGGTTGCTATAACCAATGCTCTGCGCCGAACTTTTGCTAAAAACAAACTCTCCGGGAGTTAAAAGCGCCGGAACCGTATCAGAACCAGAAATTCCGCCGCCTGTAGCCATAGGTTTTTCTTGGTTGTTTTTATTTCTTTGAGTCCTTGTTGCCTGCTCTTTTTTTAAATTTAGAGCTTTTCCCTCTTTGTTAACAATCTTTGGATATAACAAAGTTAACGGCTGTAGATTTATTTGATCTGTATTAGGAGAAAGTTTTTTGTTTGAAGTTCCAAAACTTTGGCCACCATACCGGATTGGGCTGCTTGACGGTCGTCCAGACCATTTCCAGCCACCTCCCAAAGCTTTTATAAAAGCATAATTTAAAGATTTTTTAGCCTTCTCTATATTAGATATAGAACCCTCTCGCAGATCTTTTGCGTCATATATTCGCCCAGAATCAGAGGTAAAATCGACCGGATATCCAGACTGCCTATTTAGTTTAAGCCTACCTTTCGGTAAGCCCCTTGGCCTACCTTGATTTTTTTTACTTTCTTTGTTCAGCCACTCCTCCCAGCCCCTACCACCGCCGCGAAGCTGCTGATATGACTGCCGACTAATCTCTACACCGCGATCTGTGCTATTTGGCATATAATATGTATCTTTAGCCATGCCAACAATTTCTTTTTTATTATTAATAAACCTTGTCTTAGCTGGTTTATTTCCTAGACTAGCTATACCACCATCAGCATATCTGTTTTGATTCATTGCCGCAAGAGTACCAGCGCCAAGCTTATTAACACTACTCTTCTTTATTACAAATTCGCCCGGCGTAAGCATGGCTGGAACTGTATCACTATTTCCTGATCCGGGAACAAGTCCACCACTAGCAAATCTAGAAACAGAGCCTCCAGAGGCCGCCCTTCTGCCAATACCTAAAACGCCACCAACCGCAGGAGCAAGACCCTTGCCAAGCTTTGCAAAAGTAAAAGCCGCTATCAGAGGTAACAACCTCTCCATAGAGTCTGCAATCTTAATAAAGGCTTCTGCAAGCCTCAATGCCCCAGTAGCAATGGTGTTAAAAGTAGCAGTATCAGAAAATTTACGAATTAGAGCGTCAAACTGTTCTCTAACTTTTGCGATCTGAACACCAAGACCCTGTTGGGCCTTGATAGCATCACGAGAAACAGAACCAGATGCACTCTGAGCAACGTTAAGAGCGTTTTGAGCCGTGGCAAACTGTTGAATAAGCGGGATAACCTTACCAACCTGACGGAATCCACCAAGCTCTTCAACTATCTGGCTAAACGTACCACTTCTAGGATCTAGCCCGGCAAGCCCTTGAGATAGTCTTTCAACGGCTTTATACGCTCCAACAAAATTACCACTACTGTCTGATAATTCTATATTTAGCCTTTTAAGCTGATCTATAGTCTCGGTTCTTTGAATACGTGTAAAAATGGTACGAAGACCAGTGGCGATAGTTTCGGCACTTTCACGAGTCGTAGCGCGAACGCTGGTGAATAAAGCTATGAGTTCGTTAACACTACCCCCAGCGGCAGAAAATACACCACCAACACGACGAATAGCGGTAATAAGGTCTCCAGACTCGACGGCAAAGCTCTTAGAAACCGAGTTAATGGCATCAAGACTCTTCTCCAAGAAGGCAATATTGCCACCAGACCTTTGAGCCTCTACGCTAAACTGCCTCAAGAGAGCGATAGCACCTTCTGTGGTTTGCTGAATATTATCAAAAGTAGAACCGAGAGTAGTCTTAGCCAAAATATCTAAAGCTCTTCTTGTGTCAGCAGCCGCAAAACCCGCCTGAGACAATATCTTAGCCACACCGAGCAAATCGGAAGACGAAGCACCTAAAGATGTAGACAACCTAGTTATCTCTTGTGTTAGCCCCTGAAGGCCAGCCGTGGTTCTACCGGTAACTTGAGAAATCTTGATAAGCTCTCTTTCAAAATCAACGGCACCTCTCACGGCATTTTTAAAACCGTTTGCTAAAGCTAGCAAACTACCAGTAGCAAGCGTAATAACGCTAAATCTTCTAGCAGACTCTTGAAGCGTTCTATTTAAATCATTAACAGATCTTTTAGAAGCTTGAGCGTTTTTGTTCAAAGAACTTAATGCGCTATTAGCCTGAGATAGATTTCTTGCGTTTTGTATCTTAACCTGTACACCGATTGGCTTTAACTGCTTACGGATCTGATTAATTACTTGGTTTGTGTTGGTAGGTGCCTGAAGCTGTAACTGCGCCGTTAAGTTGAATTGTTGTGCCATCTTTTCTCCAGTCTAGAAAACAGGGGGGAGCGTCTCCCCCCTTACCACTCATAAAGACCTATACACATTTAAGTTGTAGTAGTGTCCTTTTTTGTAGCCTTGGTCTTTCTAGTTTTTGAAGCCGGTTTAGAATGTTCTTTTGCAGACGCTTCTTCCTTGATGATTGGCTTGTCAGAATCGTCTAAAAATGGTTTACGTTCAGCAATAGAAGCCTTAACCCATTCACCATCTACCTCAACAACCTCTTCGCCATTTCTATTTACATAGTAAGCATTTTCTCGATTTTGATAGTCTTCATCGTTCTTATATGCCACATACCTACCTTCTTCGTTTGTAAGTCTACCCTCAGAATCAATAGTGTGACCATCCTCATTAACAAAGGCTAAATCATCATTAACAAAATCAAACTCTTTAAGAAATTTATTTTCTACTAGATTGTTTTCATACTCTGGGTCTAAACCATAAAGAAGATTGCCCAACTTTTCAGCAGCAGAAACAACCCAAGGCTGAGTAGATTGAGCTTCATAATCTTTCTCGTTTTGAAAATATCTAGTGTTGTTTTCTGGATTTAAGGCACAAAGACGAACAAGTGCTGCGAATCTCGCGTTGTCGGCCTGACCCTCTGCGGAAGCCGCATCTAAGGCGTTTCTCTCCGCAATGAGGTCTCTAAACTCTGCACGCTTAACCCTTAGCTGTACAGCTATATCTTTGGCTTCTGAGAGTCTAATACCTCCACCCTTTAGAGAGTCTTCCATGCTGGAAATCTCATCCATTTTTTTGTCGTATTGTTTTTGCTTATCTTCATCCCACAAACCTTGGTTAGTCATGTACTCTGTAAGCCTTTGCCTGAGTAAGGCTCCAGAATCAAGAGCTTCCCTAAAAGCCTTATTGTAGGCCACTTGAGACTCTTTAAATTCAGAAGCTCCGGGGATCTTAACCAGAACCTTTACTTCGTTTCCGTCGTTGTCCAGTCCGACTACTATGTTATCATTCTTATCCGTCATTTTCTTCTCCTGACTTATTGATGGGTAACTTGATATAAAACTTCTTTCTTGTTATTTCGTATTTTACAAAATCAGACTCTAGAGAATCCATCTGAGCGTTTCCTCTATCTAATATCTTTGATCTAGCCTTTTCATAAACAGACTTCATGTATTTTTGTTCTTCTGTTATCTCTTGTTCTGGCTGCCCAAAACCCCACAAAAAACCAAAATATTCTTCAAGAGTAGATAAAGACCCAATCATGGTTGTCTGTATTCTCTTTACCGATTTTTGGTAGAGTTCGTTGTGAGCCACCTCTTTATATCTATCTTCTCTAGCCTGTTTATAGTCTAGAGATCTTTTCAAAAAATCATTATCCATATTATCTTCCTTTTATATGCCTTACTGACTCTTGTCTAGACTGCATCAATATATCTCGCTTGACATCTGCAAAATCTGTAGTTTTTACAACTCCGTCTCTTTCTATATGATCATTTCTTGACTTAACAATATTTTTTGCATGAGAGGTATTCATATCATTAATATTTTTTGCCGTATCTGTATCTTGAGCCATTAAGAATACCTCTTGAGAGTTTGCTATTTTTGGATTTTTAATCATAGACTCAAGCTGTTTCTTTTTCTTTTCCGATTCATGCTTTCTATTTTCATGTATAAACCATCCGTCTAAACAATCATCATCCTTTATTACCTTTTCCGAAGGCCGCTCTGGACTTTCATAAACATTATCATACATAGCGGAAAAACTACATAATGCAGACTGATCTCTAGTTAAGGAGTAAGAGTAATCGCCAAATAAGTTATTGCCCTTTTTTGCTAAAGACCACATGGGCCTAAAAGAATCAGACCTTGCAATAGCTCGTAAATATTGTGCCGGTATTAAATTAGAATTGTAAAATGATAGCAAAGAATAAAGAGAGTATTGTGGGTTTTTTTGAGGTTTGCGATCTTTGTCTAGTATTGTTTTAGATATAACCCATATAGATCTAGCAAACTCTGCTGCGCCCTCGCAAGATATGTGGTCCAATTGGACGAATTTACCCTTTACTTTTTCATATGTTCTTTCCATATATCTTATATTAGCCTTTATACCGGAAAGCTTTTTTTGGTTTAAGAAATTTTGAAACGCTTCAACTTTTAAATCATCAATCTGATCTTTAATTTTGTCAGCCTCTTTATCATCTAGAGGAGACCATAAATCATTTTCAAAAAGTATTTCTTTAAGTTCTTTTTTTATATATAGCCCTCTAAAGTAAGACTCTTCATAGGTCTGATTGTAAACCTCGTAAGATTCTTCTATTATATCGGTAGAGGGTTCATATATATACAGAACAGGATCGAATCGCGGAATACGCAACCGACCCTGTATTATTCTGTATAATAATTTATTAATCTTAACCTGATCCATCCTAATTCCGTTAATCTTATTTTAAACAGATCTTACAAAGATCCGCCATCTACAGTCATCTCATTAAAGTTACTATATGAGTAAGTAATAGTCGCGTTTCCGCCGCCAGTGTCGCCACCAGAATAGCTAACGCTCGAAAGCTTATTCTTAGCTCCAAGATTAATCACAGTTCCAGCAGTATCTTTAATGATAATGGTTCTGTTTTGTAGGTTTGGAGCGTTTCCAGAAACGTTTACCAAATCGCCATTGGTTGCCATAACTTCAAAATCGCAAGTAACCTCAATTGGAAAACTAGCGTATCTTGTGTATGGTCCAAAACGTCCCAATTCCTGAATCGACTCTTGACCAAAGTCGGTTGAAACAGAAATACTTTGGAGGTGGAAACTTCCGCCAAGACCAACTGGGTCATCGCCAACCTGAGACTTAACTTCTAGCGGAAGTCCGCCAGCAGCATCCATACCTTCAACGTCAACATTAACCCTTCTAACAACACCCGACTTTGGGGCGTCGTCGCCATCAATTGGCGCAGAGCCAGCACCAACGATATTGGAATTCCAGACATCTTCTGGTGCGTTAGCTATAACGCCAGCAGTTGTACCATTCCAGAATCTATCGTTACCGACGCAAGTAACAGACTCTGTAGCGCTTCCGTCAACACTGTAGTTATAAGAAACAGAACTAACATATGTTCCAGAATTGTAACAAACGTTTCTTGGAATACCTGTTGCCTGACTTAAACCGTCATCAAAAACAGCGACATAAATATCGGATCTGGTTTTTGAAGCTGCAACAAGGTCGGTTTTACATGCACCCTGAGTAACGTGATCATAAAGCAATTTATAGCCGTCGATTACCTTTTCCATAGTAACCTCTAGGTCGGCAACATTCTCGATGTTTTCATAAATTTCGATTTGACCCAACTCAAAAACCTGCTCAAGAGAGAAGGTACTAGACATACCAACGCTCTGCATACCGTGTACAACGTTATTATTACTGAGGGTGGCAGCACCGTGTTCAGCAATAGCAACAGCCTGACACGCATAAAATATTCTTTGCTGAGTAGCCATTGTTATCTCCTAAAAAAAATCTCTGGTAAAGATCTGTTATATAATACACAAAATTTTAAATTATATGGCTTTTACTTGGGTTGAACATCTCACAGCACCTATATAAAGATCTGGAGATATTTGTGTAATCTCCTGCGCGCTAGAATTATTTATCCAACACTTTCTATAATAGAAGTTCTCTATTAAGTTTGGATAAAGACCACTAGGTACTGCACCCTCCCTCAATTCATTTCTATAATTGAATGGAGAAACGCCCGAAATTGCAACCTGAGTAGGCTCATACAAATGAATCGTTCTGTCGTTTTGGTAAACAATTGTATCCATCAAATTTACACACTCCCAATGGTTTTCTGCAACAATATTAAATACAACTTCATTATTTACCCATTGTCCTCCGCCAAGCTGATACCCCTCCAGTCTTCTAGGTGGAATAACCTCTATAGCAATGCATGGTAGCTGAACTCTGGTTTGACCAAGAGAAGCCCAACCACCAGAAGAAGCAACATGAAAATCTTCTTCAGTTCTGAATGATCTCTGTTGTATTTTTCTAAACCAAGGCACACCTTCGGCTGGAACTACTTCTACCCATTTATGGCTATATTCTAATTTCACCTCGCTAGAGGTAGAGAGGGGAGACTCAAAAATAACTTTGCCATTTGGATAATCAATATAATAAGGATTGGTTGCATCATCAAGAGCTAGAAAATCACCATCTACATATACGCCAGATATACTTATTGGCTGTTCTGTAGTTCCATCAATACCGCTTTCCCAAACCCAATTTTTTCTATAACCCTCCCAAACCGATCCGTTTGAATAATTTGGATCTTGTACCGATCTGAGTATATGTCTATCACCGCCATAAATACCAGACTGAGGAATTCTTATGTTGTAAAAAGAACCTTTATCCAGAAGTCCCCAGTCATAAAATGATATAAAGTTGTCTAACAATATATTAGAAAGTGTTGCGTCTTGGGCATTGCTTATACTGCTAAGTTTTGTATGCGGTCCACCTGTCATCTTGTCAACTCCTGTCTAATTGTTTGATTTATAGCAGGTATGAAGGGATAAAGCGCCCTTGTTATAAAATTTGACTCTATGGTACCAGAGTATCGTGGATCAACTCTAAACGGGGGAGCTTCCTCGATCATTCTAGCTCCACCAGTTCTACCAGCCCCCAGTTTATATTCAACACCATAGTCTTGAATTATTACCCTATCGCCCTCAAAAAGAAGCCATCGCAACCAAGGTATATATCCTCCAGCCTCTATCTCCTGCACAGCTTCAGACAGGCTAAATAGATTTGCGGCTCCTACTGGCTGAATACCTATAGTTATACCACCTTTAAGCTTACCGCCAGAGGGAATAATTTTTCTAACTTCAACAAAGACAGAATCAACTATACCCTTAATTATAGCGGGGGTCGGATCGCTAGTTAAGCCAAAGTCTAGTCTTAATTTACCGTTGTAGTCAGAAAGTTCTGTCATTTCAGGACAATCATTGATAGCGTCATAAACAATATTTTTAACCCGTGTCTTGATTCTTCTGGAGGCGTTCTTCAGGGCATAACGCCCCTCTCTGGCGAGCGCCTCAACCATAAGCTTTTCTATTTGTTTATTGCTTTTGACTAATTTCATTGATTGGCTCTATTCCAGAATGTAACAACATACTTGGTATCGTTCTGCTTAAAGCCCTGCGGGTACGATGGGCCATTTTTCTCAAATCTACCAGTGTCATAATTCTCTATTCCGTCATATATAGGAATTAAATACTTACACTTGTTTATTTTGTCAAGGTCTGCCATATAAGCTATTGTTTGAATAGCGCCATTAGGAATATCTATATTCTCAGTAACCTTAACAAAAGACCTTCTATCCCAATAAATCCTAAGAGTAATTTCGTCAGTAGCCTCTATTGCTTTATAACCCTTGCCTCCACAATAAGGACAAGGCATACCTCTCTCAAAAGGAATTGGTCCACCAGTTTTATACTTGCTGACAGACCTAGTTCTTGTACCCATAGTATCAAGATAACAATTAGGACAGGCTTCTTTTTTCTCTGGATATACTAACTTAGCGGTTCTTGTAAACAACAAAACCGCTTCGTTATAAGTATTAAAAACACTACTTGGGATATTAATCGCCATTAGACAATCCTATATGTTATATGTCCAGCAATATTTCCAACGGTATTAGTAATATTAAGGTCCTCACCAATAGCAGTAGTCATAATAGCTTCATTATCTGTTGCTGGTGATGAAATACCACCATTCGTAGCAATAGCAAAACTTCCAGATATAGCGGTAGTGCCAGATTTAAATGTAACCAAGGTGGTATCGTCGCAAACAAAAGCGTAGCTCATTACTTCGATTTGTCGTCCGGGCACTCCTGCACGTAAGAGCTGTGTTACCGCACCAGCCGAAATAACGGCGTGCTCAACAATGCCGTACATACTATAGTCTTGAGGAAGGTTCGACCTTACCAGCGCATCGCTTGAAAGTGAGGCAAAAACGCCAGAACCAGTACTGCTTATAACGGCACCACCCTCGTTAAAACCGTTACCAGAAACTATCTTTTGCGTAGTCATTTATTTTTTCTCCAAAATTTTAATTAAAGTATCCGCCGATATCATAACGGTTTTGACTTACACCCCATCCACCGGGACTGTATGGACTAAGAATGGCAGCGCCAACAGAGGTTCCATCACCGTTGCCAGACTCGTATCTGTATTTGTTTAATATTTCTTCATACTTAGAGCAAATATCTTTGTGCAATAACATAAGACTATTACTCACACCTCTAAGGTCAATTGCTGATGGACCATCTTTAATAGAGATAGCGTTCGCGGATTCTGTTTTTGCTTCGCTTCCTATTAGTATACAGGCGCTCTTATAAACCGTCAGTATTGCGAAATCTGTATCCTTTTGAATTATAGGATCTGGCGAAATAGAAACGCCGCCCACGTTGACTGTATAGGTATTCGGAAAATCTGCATCGTTTTGCACGTTGTACGCCCCAACAACCAAAACCTGTTTTAATCTTTCGTCTGTATACTTTGTTCCATCTAAGTCGCCTATCACCGACCTAAACATTAAAACCATATCTACTTGCCACGACATATTATTACCCTATAGGTTTTCGTATACTTTGAACGTATCTACATTTGATCTAAAAACTCCACCGCCAATTTCTACTTTTGCCTGAATTCTCCAAGTTCCTATTTCGTTTAGATCTCCCCCTACGCTGGTATACTTCATTTTTCCATCAGTTCCATCTGAATCCAGAACCGCATTTTTTGTTGATGAAACTCCAGAAGGAGATTTAAAAATAAGCTGTAAAGAAGAAGCCGACGATATGTCTAGAACGGTAGAAGTCCCAGAAACACAATCGTTCATGGTTACTAAAAATACAGTTCCAACATCATTATAATGTAGTTCTTCTTCCGAACATGTCATTTTTTTCTCTCTAGGCTATACAGGGTAGCGATAAAATTTTCTTTATTCTAAATAGTTATACCCAAATTTTTATGTTTTGGGGTCGTAATTATAAAATAAATTATCCAGCCCGAAGGGTGGTTCTATTTAGGTAACTCAAGAAACCTTTGTATCCAAACTCTCCGTCGATTTCGTGAGCTTCATCTGCACCAATATCCCAAGTAATGCTTGCGGTCCTATCGTATCCGTCTATATCGTATTGAACTCCCTCTGGCGTATTTCCAAGATCTGCACCAACATTTAGTGCATCCGACCCCATAACTAGATGTAAATCTTCACTACCGGAAACCATAGAAACAAATTGTTTTGTTTTATCTATGCCAGTTATATGATCTGATAAATTAGCTAAACCAGTTGGAAAACTAGAATAGTTGGTCATATTGCTAACGTAATCAGGGAAAGATGTTTGAGTCTGACCGTTGTCATAATTTATTGCAACACCGGCACCATCAACTATCAATAAATTATTCTTAATAAATGCAACGGCGGAATGACCATATCTATCATTGTAATCTCTTGCAAATATACATGAAGAGCTAGTAGACGTAGAACTACAAACAACCGTATTGTTTACAAATTCTGCTCGACCTCCGTATTTATTAGTAAATTCAAAACCGTTGAGCACGCTGTCTCCGTAAATAATTGAATTATATATTCCGCCTTCACCATATCCTGTACCTATGGCACTTCTAGAAGTTGTCCCCACAGAAGTTAAAATGCCGCCATTAAATATGGCACGACTGTTGCCAACCACAGTCAAAGTTGTACCATTTTCTGCGTGATGCAATCGCTTTAATTCCATATGTCTTAATTCTGTCGGAATCGTGCTATTAATAGACCATTTTGCATTGTATGACGGACTCACAACGATTACACCGGTATCGGATGTGCCATCATGCTTTTCACCAGTAGCGGGAGTTAATAATACGGAATCCAGCCCTATTGT